ACTCATGATTCATTAAATCTTTTTTAAGTTGCGCTTCAGTTTGTAACTTTTGTAATTCCAATTGAGCATTAACTTGCTCTAACTGTGCTTTGCTTTCTGTTATAGCTTGATTTTTCTGAACTTCAGCTTGAGCAGCAGCTTGTTGCGTTTGAGCATTAGCCTGTGCTTGTTGCTGTATGTTTTGCTGTGCTATTTGTTGATCTCTTTGTATCTTCTTCTTTCTTCTTATTTTTAATACTTGATTAGCTAACTTTAAGTTTTTAATTTCTCGTATATCAATAGCATCTTCTAATTCTATGTTTTCTTTTGATAATGCTATTTGAATATTATTTTCTAATAATTGTTTTTCTTCTTCATCTGGTGATAGCTCAATAAATATACCAAAATCATAGAGATGTAAATCTTGCATTTCCTCCAGCGTACCAACGTTGTGAGCGCCAATAGCTTGAACAAAAGCTTCTTTGGTTGGTGAGTACTCAAGTATATCTGATATTCTAAGTGATAAACATTCTGCAGTTTGAGAGGTTAAAAATAAACCAGACTGTAATATGTGTCTTGTGGCCGTGTTACTATTTGCTGCTGCCATTTTTTGTATGCCAACTAAAGCATTTTTATCTGGTGTGCTAGCATCTCTAGCTTCATTTAAACCAGTCACATCTCTTATCATCTGTAGATAATAATTATATGTTTGAATTAATGATTGCATTTTAGCGCCACCATTCCCACTTGCTATTTCTTGTATAGGTACTTTACCAGGATTCATATCACCATCGCCTGTCATTGATCGACCAATAATACTACCAGTTTGGAAGAACATATTTAATGCCTCTTGTGGATTATAATTTGTTCCATTTCCAAGATCAACTTCTGCTAAACCGTCAGCGTCTAAATAAACTCCATCAGGAACCATTCTTGCCATAACCTGTTGCAGTTTTAAATGCGTTAACTGAATCATATCAGCAAAACCAGTAATTCTACTAACCAACGATTCAATTCTACCTTTATAGATTCTCGGGGCAACAATACTATAATTCATTTTAACTTTAGTATAATCACTTTTAGGCCTTATCATATTTTTTGATAAACCCCATTTAAGTAATTTTTCAGTACCTAAAACTAAAGCACCATCATATAACACCTCTATTGATTT